GGTCGCTCTTGCGCAGTTGTCCATAATCGCGCATCACGTCCACAAAGCCTTCAACCTCACCCTGCAGCCAGTCGTGGAAATTTTGCACATCAGCAGCTACTATCTGCAAGCGTTCCTCCACGCCATGCAGCAATTCTGCACGCAGACTCTCGTAGGTTTCGCGACGCTGGATGCGACTTTGTTTCTCTTCGTTCTGTAACTCGGCGAGCAACTGTGCCCGTTCCTCCTTGCTTAAATTCTTGATGTTTACAGTTGTTTCCATATTCTTTTGTAATTAAAAATTAATTTTCTATTGAATTGTTTACGGATAGCATAACAACGGTTCCCCTCGCCTCGGAGGAGCCGGGGAAGGCTTCCTTTTTCCGCTTTATTGCTCGCAATTTCACAGCAAGGGCTTCGAGTTCATCTATACTGATGTGGCGGAAGGCTTTGCCGGCGATGCGTGCATCTTCGCAGAAAGCATTCACGCGATTCCAGTCTGTAGTGTCAATACCAAGCTGTTGCATTAGCTTTAGACACACGCTACGCTTGCGTCGCAGTTCTCTGCGAATGTCTGACATACGCTCGTCATAGCCTGCTACCTGCTCCATATCGCGACACATCTTGTTATATTCCTGCTGTGTAGTCTCGCGCAGGTGTGTTGTTCTGCCGTTCGTATATTGCTCCACAAGCGTTTCCTTATCAGCGCCGGGCATTTTCTTGAGCAGGGTGTAAAAGCGTGCGTAGTTTCTCTCGTTTGCCATAGCTGTTTTATTTTTGCATGTAATACACTTGTAAAGGTTTGCCGTTGCGCTTAACAATGAGACGTGTCTCTCCGTCTTCGGTCAGCAGGTCGGCCGTTACGTCGCTCCTCACGTTGATGTCGCGGCGCGTGTAAAGGCTGTGAATGAAGGCATCGATGAAATCGAGCAAATCCATCCACTCCTCGGGCGTGTTGTCAATGCCACGCATGGCGTAGTGCTGACTGACTTCAAACTGCAACCGCAACAGCCATTCCGGTTTGTCGTTCGGTATCATCGAATAGTGTCTTAATTGTCCCATTTTTGTTTTACTTTTTATGCTTTGTCCAATTATCATTTAAGTAGGCCGGGGTTGTCATGAATGTTTCCAACAATCTCCATCCTTTCATTGTCAGGAACTCCGTCCATCACAGTTGGATACAAGCGGTGTCCATTCCAGTTGAAGCACCAGCCGCTTATGCGGATAGGATTGCCATCATGTTGAAAACCATTCAAGGGTTTAAGTGTACGGTCTTCATTCGCCCACTCTACTACAAAATGACGGGTGAAACCGTCTGGTATTGTTAGACGCAGAATATCCCCCTCGAAGATTTCTTTTCCGTTGCAGTCTTTTAAGCCCGTGTACTGACATAGATGCACGACCTCCACGCAATCACCTTTGGCGTTTAACATAAGATGTTCAGCTGTATGTGTCTTGTATGCCCCAATGCCTACCATCCATATTCCGCCCTTTCCTGTGGGCTGACCTCTGAATAAAATTTCTCTGTTCATGTTACCTCCTTGTGTTTATAGACTGAACTTTGTGATTTTGATAACCATATTTGCCAACCTTCGTGGTGTATTGATATTGTGTCACTCCATTTGCATTAGTGAAATAGATATATTTACCATCATAAAACCGATATACCTTTACCCCAGCACACTCAAACAAGAACTTGACATTGTAGTCTTTCAACCTTTGCTCGTACTCTTGTTTTCGTATCTGCTCCTTTGTCAACTTGGGCTTAGGAGGCTCTGGTTTTTTCCTAATCTCGTAACCACAAGAAGAGACCACAAACGCTAACACTGATAATAAAATTAGTTTCTTCATATTACTTTTCTGCTTTCCACTCAATCGTTACCACTGCATCAAGTTTGCCACTTCCTTTGCAAATACAGCATTCTTGCTTATACCGTTCCCGATATACGTTCTCCTGCCAAAAATAGCCGTTACCTTGACAATAGCTACACGCGTGCCCGCGACTTTCTAACACCTCTGTAATCCGCCCGCCGGGACTTATCAGTCTTGGGGCAATTTCTATTGTTCGTTTTTCCTTGCTCATATCCAATCTACTATTTTATTTTCAAACATTGTAATCTGTTTTATTTTCTTATCTATTGCTTTAGCGAAGAAAAACTCTGCCAAGGCACCTGGGCTTTCGTGCCAGTCAGGAAGCAGACAGATGATATCACACCGTTTCAGTTGCATAATGTCAAGAAGAAGTATCTCTTCATAGAAGTTCGTGCCACATGCCTTTGCGTAGTTCTCTGCCATGATGCCAAGCCCGCTTTGAGTCGGATTAAACACTTTATATCCTTTTGCTTTCAACCACGCTTCTGCCTCTGCAAATTTCTTGCGAGTTGTATCGCTAAGAATATCTTCACCTATCTTTCCTGCGATATATACTTTCTTTATTCGTTTTTCCTTGCTCATCTTAATATTAATATCTAAAATTTGTAAAATGAATGATTGCCAACGGATTTGATAAATCATAGTTCCTGAACCACGCTTTCCAATCTTTGAAAGAAAGACCGTCATTTTTTGCAAACATGTATCTATCCATTGATTTGAATTCGTTACCTGACCCATATTCAATAACAGGTAGCATGATATTATTGTCGATAAATATTAGTTTCTGAATACCGACACCCTCATTTGCAGTCAGCTGTGCAATTTCAACCTGCTTGCTCTTATATGGTTCGCCCACCCATTGCCGGATAGACAATACACCTTTACCTGCTTGTATTTCTGCAATACGCTGTTCCCATAGAGGATAATTTGCACGAATAGTATGCAGTTTGCTTATACCGAGCTTCTCCTTAAAAAAGGTTTGTTCTCCGGCATGGAGATGTCCCTTTGGAAAGGTTTTTGATAACATTAAAATATAAGTATTCATTTGTCTATTGTATTACTAATTGCACATTGAAATGAAACTCACGGCAGAGCCGCCTTATCTGTATTAGCTTGAACGGATCGCCACCTACGCCGAAGAAGATAACGCGTTCGCGGGTGTTGGCCTGTACGCCCTTTTTTCGTAACCTATAGAGTAGGTTGTCTCGCTTGTTTGCCATACTATTTTTCTTTTTGCTCTTCTCCCCAATATACCTTTGCACGCTCTTCCCAAATGGTGTAGTAGCCTTTGTTGCCAAAATAGCGTCCTTTGCTGATGGCGCGGAACCCACTGACGAATATCTTTAGGCTCGCATCGTACATCACGCTCACAGCTGTGCGCCCAGCGGGCTTGTTGCCATCGGCCTGACTGACGAAGATGAGCAGTTTGTTGGCATGCCGCTCTTTGAAAGCCTCGTAGTCTTTGAAGCTCATTTTGGTGTACTGAAAGCTGTCGATGACCACGATATCGGGACTTTTATGCTTGCCGAGGCGTGCCGACAGCAGCTGCATGTTTTCGCGGTCGAGCAATACGAAGCGGCGTGCCACGTCCTGCATGCCGGCCGTCATAAGAGCATTCTTCATCGTCAGCGATGCGCCCTCCTCCAAGCTGTCGTAGGCCACGCGGCCGAAGTATGACAATGCCTTGCAAAGCTGCAACATGAAACTCGTCTTGCCGTTGCCACTGTTGCCCCACACGAACCACACGCCATTTTTCTCGGGACAACCGAAGGCTTCTTCCCATGCACCTTCAAAGGGATAGGTTTCTTTCTTCATGCGCATGACATCGCTGACACTTAGCGCACGACGCAGCACGGGATGGTCGCGCCGCCACAGGGATTTCTCAAGCTCCTTTATTTTATCGCGAAGCTCGGCATTCGTGGCCGTGAGCTCGGCAATCACCTGTGCTGCATCTTTTGTTCCGCTTGCCATTTGATTACTATTTTAAGATTGTTTTAACACTACTTGACTGCTGTTTGCGCTTGTATCACTTTTACGCGGTGTATGCTCTTCTTCACCCGGCGCAGGTCGAACTCATAAGCCTCGGAGTCTTTTATCACTTCCGAAATGCGCCCTTTGTCGGTCACGCCGTTGGCCATGCAGACGGCATATACGTCGTGCGGTGCCGTGCGTTCCAGCTCGTAGAACTTGCGGCCGATGCGAGAGTGAATCTCGTTGTAACCGCATTTGTTGTAGCGCAACCCCATGGTCATGCGCCGCTTGATGTAGCTGGTGGACAGGAAGACGATGCCACATTTGTCCTCCAAGCGGTTGTAAAGGTCGATGAAGTAATGAAAGACGCGCTCGGGTAACTTGTCGGCTTCGTCGAAAAGCAGCAGTGGTGCTTGCATCTGAATGAGGTCATCGATGATGCGGTCGAGCAACTCTCTGATGCTGTAGCCCTCGGTGCGCTGACCGATGCGGCGCGCAATCTCGCGAATGAAGTCGCTCTTCTTCATGTCTTCAGAGCACAAGATGTAGAACACCTCGCTGTTTTCAGCAGCATAGAGGCGCGCTGTGGTTGTCTTTCCGCATCCTGCTTCACCAACCACCCACGTAACGTTCTTCACAGCCTGGGCATCTTGCATGACGAGGGTCATTTCCTGAAAAGCCTTTGTCTCAACCACCTGCCAGTCGGTAGCAGCCGTGGTGCCGAGTTGTGATGCGAGGTTGCGCCACATCTCGTCGCTGATGTTTTCCCACTTGCCTTGCAATATGCTGCTCACCGTTGCGCTACTCGTGCCCGTGAGGCTCTGTGCAGCCTTGTTCTGACTGGGATATTTGCTGACGTATAGCCGCAAACACTCCTGGATTTGTCCCTTCTCGTTTGTTGTTAGTTTCATAATTTCTTTATTTTTACGATTTTACTTTTCAATACTTTCCTGCTACCGAAGCCATGTCGACCACTGCTGTCTCAACCTGTGCCCAGTCTTCAAGGCTCACCTGCTTGGTTTTTCGGCCTATCTTATACTCTTCAGGCGCTTGGCTGTAGATGCCTGTGCGCCGTTCTATCTGCCGGCGTTCGGCTGCTGTCATACCCTTAGGCTTTGGACTACGTAGGCCGTGCTGCTCCGGCATTACACCGTGAGCCTTTTCTATCTCACGTCCGGCAACGGTGCGCTCAATACGGTCAGTTGTGTTCGCAGTCTGTTCCTGACGGATGAAGGCTGCCTCACCTTCGGTCTGCTCCTGTATAGCACGATGTATCACAAGGTAGGGCTCGGCCACGCGTTCAAATCGCAGGCTGCCGTCAGCTTCTTTCTTATAGAGTCGGATGCTTGCAAAATCGTAGGGGTCATATTTCACTACAAAACGCTCGTAAGTGTGCTGTCTGCGCCATTCGTGGTCGGGTATGCCCGGCTCGCTCATCACTTCGTATTGCCTCTTCTCCTTCTTGATAGTTACGCTGATACCCTGGTCGGTGAACGTACTCATACGCTTAGCCGTTACCCAGAACATATCCACCATATCGTGTGCCGTAACCTGCTGTGTTTCCTCATTCACACTGCTGTCGTAGGCTTCCTGTCTACTCTTGCCGTATGCAGGATGCTGCATCTCGTTCCACTCCTTCGTAGCCTTTGCGTATGCATCCTTCAGTTCCTCTAATGTATAGAGTGAGTCCTTGTTTTCCTCAATAAATTCAAGATTCGGACGGCTCGACATCTTCTTAGCCGTAATGTTCTGACCTGTGAAACGCCAATCTTTATGCAGCACTTGTTGTTGGAACCGACCGAACACCGCCTCAATGGTCTTTGATTCGCCGTTATAAGGTTGCGTGGTCCTATGCACGTGGCAAAGCTTCTTAAACAGTCCGTCGGCATCCAGCTTCTTGTGTCCTCCTTGATTATCGTGTACGATTTCGTAAGGCTTGTGTTTACTGGTCTGAATTGCCATGCGATATGCGTGATATTGCGCTTCGTAGTCCTCCGTATCGCTGATATGCCAACCAAGCATCACCTCACTCATCGCATCAATGACGACATAGACCTGTGTTGTACGCACCTTTCCGTTCTCGTCCTGGTAGTAGAGGTTAAGCTTTGTACCGTCGCCATACCACAGTGCATCACGCTTCGTTGGCAGTGCCGTGCGGTGCTTGCGTCCGAACTTCTGTCGTGCTGCCTGCTCACCATGTACAGCATCATACCATAGTGGCATGATCGCAGCACTGTTCAGCCAACGTTTCATACCGCTAAGGCTTTTCAGTGGCTTCCAGCCGTTTGCTTCTGCCTGGCGGTTTGCCTCTTCATAAAGCTGCGCATCGGTGTAGACTGGAACTCTGCAACGCTTCAATGCGATGAGTAGCTGTCCGAACTCGTCAGTAATCTTCTGCGTGTTCTTGTTTCCGACCTTACCGCTGATAAGGCTCTTGTAGCCATCTGCCTTGAAAGCCTTAATCTTTGCCTTCAGTCGCGCTTCATTTTGTGGAAGAGTGTGCTGATACTCTTCGCGCATAGCTTCAGAACTCTGATAGATTACTTCCCAAGCTCCTGCAGTGCTGCCGTTCAAACTCTGACGAATTGCTCTACGCTGTGCCATCATCTTCAACAGCTCTTTCAGAACACTCGCATTAATGGTGTACTCTTCAATGAGTTTCTCTGTAAGATGTTCCTGCTTGCCATTCTTCTCGTATGTGAACGCTTCATACCATTCGCGGGCCTCGTCATCAAGTCTGATACGGTCTTTCAGCATAGCCTCCTTCATCTTCTGTTCAGGGTCGCCGTAACGTTCCATATACCGATTCCTGTATTTCTCCGGAATGGAACTCCATGCATAAAGTGCCTGACTACCCTCGCCACCGCCGCGGTGAACGCTGACGATATTACCGCGAGTGACATTCTTCAACAATGTGTCACCTTTGATAATAGCTTCGCCGCCTCCAGTTAATTCCGCGTAGGTTACGCACAATATCTTATTGAAATACTCCATCCCGTCAAACTCTTACAAACTCATCGCCATTAATTCAACCTCACGCTGTAGCCCCATGAAAGCAGGAATATTCAAGTTCTGTTCCTTGCGTGTTTCAACACCATCAACAAACACTCTCGTGCTGCCGTCTTTACGGTCGAACACCAACTTTACACGCTCACCGAAAGTCTGTGTCATTGTCTGTTCGATTTCCTCATGCGTTGTCTCCACGTCAGCCTGCTTCCAGTTAGGTGTACCGTTCAGTTGCGTAAGGGCCGTGTAGCGTATCTTCCGTGCGAGGTCGCTGTCGCTCCTGAAGTTCAGTGCCTTCCACACCATCATGGTCGAACAGCCAAACACCTCGCGCAGGTGGGCCTTGTTCTTTTCACTTACATAAATCTTCTTTTCCATATCTGTTGTTTTACTTGTTTTTTTGGCGGGCACAGGGAATCGAACCCTGCGGGAGCGACCCGGCAGTCCATGCTACCCGCTTTGTCATCCTACAATCTATTCACCCTGAATGCTGTTCGATTGCCGTTCGATAGTTTTACAAACTAAGTGCTCAAGCGAAAGGCAAATGCAATAGACTTCATCCTGAAGGCGCAGATCCTGGTTCCTCTCAATGCTGATCATCTCAAAGACCACATCTCTCAAAACATCGGCCAATACTCTTGTTTTCTCAATACTTACTCGGTCTAATAAACTCTTGTTCATGTCTTACTTACAATAAGGTTATTTAGAAATTCGTCACATCATGATAGTTAATGTCATCGTAGGAAACCTGTGCTCCTAATGAGGCAACATTAAGCATGAGATAGTTAAATGCCTCATTATACGTTTCAAAACGTGACCAGTTCTCATGCAAGTGCATGCCTGCCCTGCTGATTTGTGCCTGACTTTGCGCCTTGATAATCGCACAAACGTCTGCTTTGTTCACATTTAACATATAAGATGCGTAGAAGTAAGTTTTCATATTCCTATATTTTTTAATTAAACATTCTTGTTTCTCGCCCCTTTTTTGTATTTTTGGCGCGATGTTTATATGTTAAACACGTTGCAAAGATAAAACATATTTTGCAAAACGCAAAATTTTTAGAGGATTATTTTTCTCGTAATGCAAATTTATGACTAAAAAAGAGAGATTAGAGGCACTTATTGCCCACTATAGTGATGGAAAACCAACGCGATTTGCAAAATATATTGGAGTCGCACCATCGACTATCAGTACATGGTTAGCACGTAATAGTTTTGATTACGATTTACTGTTTGCAAAATGCGAACTGATTTCTCCTGAATGGCTCCTAACTGGTGAAGGTGATATGCTCAAGTCCAACAAATATGAGCCTATCGTGGAAGTCAAGCCCATACACCACCCACGAAGTATAGAGAAGAAAGAAGATACGCAGGTGGTCTATCTCTACGACTTTGAGGCAACTGCCGGCCTGAAGACACTCTTCGACAACAAGAGAAATAATATTATTGATACCATCAAGATACCCAAACTTCCAAAATGCGATGGAGCCATACATATTGTTGGAGACTCGATGTATCCTTTACTCAAGTCGGGTGACATCATTCTTTATAGGGAGATTTCACCTTCTATCGAGAATATTGTCTATGGTGAGATGTACCTACTTTCCTATGACATCGATGGTGATGATTATGTTGTTGTGAAGTATATCCGTAAGTCCGAAAAGGGCGAGCCGTTTATCACGCTCGGCTCAGAAAATCCCGATTACGCCTCACGCGATATAGACTTTCACCGTATCACGGCTATCGCCATCGTTAAGGCATCTGTACGCATTAACTGTATCGTTTGAATACATAATTATTATTTACCTTAGTATTATAGATATGAAAGAAAACAAAAAATGGGAGGAGATGACTCTCAAGGAAAAAGCCACTGGATGTATTACTTTTATAGTACTTGCTTTTATCTTCATTGCTGCGTTAGGTTGGCTGATAGAGAAGTGCAGCGCACCTTCAGAAGAAGATATGTTGCCTCACACAAAAATCGAATTAAAATCGAATGGTACTGTTGTTCCTGTTGCAAATTATTTAAGAAGTAATCTGAATGACCCCAGTAGTTATCAGCCAATTGAGTGGAGCAGAATTATAGAAACCGATAAAGGCGTATATTCAGTAAGGCACAGATATCGCGCTAAAAACGCTTTTAATGCACTTATAGTCTGTGACCAAGTATTCTCAATGGATAGCCTTGGGAACATCATTAATGTACAAGATTACAAAAGGTGATTGATAGGATAAATACGTACGAACGCCCCCTTAGCAGGCAGTTCTAAGAATGCCCCACGCACGTTTTTTACGTATATTGTCTCTTAAGATTGCTCGAAAACCCCGTGTTTATCGGGGTTTTATAGAAAATTATCATCAATCAAGATGGTAATAAGGCCCCATACTTATGGAATAAGGGGAGGGTGTAAACGGCGAAAAACGGGGACAATCTGTCTTTTTTCGTCTTTATCAGGGGGGTGAATGTGGTCGAAACTATGTTAAAAGTGTCCACCCAAATGTCCACCCAATCGATACATTTCGTTTTGCATTGTCCTCCCAATCGTCCACCCAAGTGTCCACCCAATCCTATTTTTTGCCCTAAAATTGCCCATTTTTAGAGCTTGCAAAACGGGAAAACGGCTTCCGACCGTTCAAACACGTGCCGAAAACCGTTCAACTATCGTTCAATCAGCGTTTTAGCTGTTTGGATAGCGGCCTATTTTGCCATCTTTGACCGTATCAGTTCACCTGCCCTGATACATGCCTTTTTGTTCAATACTACGCCGCCTTTGCTCAACCCTACGCGCTCCAGCGAGCATTGCTTTATACCTATCTCTTCAGCCGTCAGAACGCTATAAATTGCAGGAATAGAACCGAAATAATAATTCTTCCGTCCCTGCATCAATTGCACATGTATTACCTTTGTCATAACCTTGCTTGTTTTTCCTGCAAATATACAAAATAATAATTATATACGATATTTTAATGATTTATATTTTATTCTTGTGACAAAATAAAAAGCAGAATGCAATTGCTTCCGCCATGCTTCAAGCGTTCTCAATTCACCCAGTAAGGCCCTTTCTTTCGCCTGTGCTGTCCTCTATCGTGTTCTTATTATAAGATGCCAGTCTTTAGCCAAAATGCCGTCGCATGTAGCCTTATTTTTCACCCATGTAACATTTATGCTTCAAACACTGTTCAAATAACCCCCTAAATGTAACACGAATGTAACGCAATGTAACATTTCGTTTTGCAAGCTGTCTTTGTCTAATTTCGTTCTAACTGATTGAATATCAACGTATATAGTCGTTTTCTGTCATCTTCCATTTTGTTACATTTCGTTTTATGCCCCTTATCGGTTGGGTATGGGACTTGTAATGAACTGCGATTATGGCTTTGGAAAGCAGATGCTTATTGCCTCTTTAGACCGCTCTTCTGCTACAATCCGTCCTCACACTTCACGTGCAGAAGTAAACTATTTGCAAGGGGTTGCAGCGACTTTTAAGCTGAACAGCCATTTAGAAGCTACCACTTTCCTCTCCTATCGTCAAATAGATGGTACCTTATGTCATGATAGTTTGGGAGCAATCTCAGCCATATCGTCCAGTGGAGCCCATCGCACTGCCACCGAAATGGCACACAAACACAACACCGACCAATTCGTTGCAGGAGGTCATCTGCATTATTTTCGTAATGGTTTCCATGTTGGAATCACGGCGCTTTATACCACCTTAAACCGCGAGTTGCATCCCGACACCACATTACTCTATAAACGTTGGGCCGCCATGGGTAAGAGATTTTTCAATGCGGGCATTGACTATGGATACACAGGAAGCCGACTTTGCGTGAGCGGTGAACTGGCTACTGACGCCCATCTGGCGCTTGCCACCATCCACAAACTAACTTATCGTGTGGCCAACCCCTTGCAATTAGTGGCGATTCAGCGTTTCTATGCCTACAAATACAATGGACTTTTTGCTCGAAGTTTTGCCGATGCAGGAGCCGTTAAGGATGAAAGCGGTCTATATCTTGGTGTGAACTGGAATATCAATCGTGCCTTTTCATTGCTTGCTTATGGTGATTTTGCCTACTTTGCATGGCCTAAATACGGACAATCTATAGCTGGAACACACGCCCTTGATGGCTTTCTGCTGCTCCATTACCAGCAAAAACAATTACAATGTGCCGCACAATATCGCATCAGACACCGTCAACGTGATGATGAAACAAAGTCAATGCTCATTGCACGAAATGAACATCGCGGACGTTTGAAAGTCGATTATTCTCCTGGTTCGTGGCATCTACGCACACAGGCAGACTTCACTTATGCCATGCAACAAACGAGAAGTTTTGGTTACATGCTTGCCCAAAGCATACAACGTGACTATAAAAGCATCATCATTTCAGGCACATTGGGCTATTTCCACACACAAGATTACAATAGCAGGGTATGCACTTATGAACGTGGAATGCTTTATGATTTCAGCTTTCCTAACTTCTTTGGGCATGGAATCCGTTATAGTTTTATGGCTCGAACAATGCTCAACAGCCACTTAACACTACTCATCAAAGCCGCAACTACAGATTATTTCAATCGCAATAGCATTGGCAGTGGATGGCAAAAGATTGCGCATTCTGCTCAAACGGATATTCAACTGCAAGCCATTGTCAAACTTTAAACCATGCGAAACAACCCGTTACAGCGTCAAAGATGTAATTTTTCTTTCGGCTTCACCCATGATTTCAACCAATTGATCACACCACTTATCAAACTGTTCATCGGCAGGTTGACATTCAGGATGATGCATCACATAGTCTAATGTCTGTCGAACACCTTGGTCAAAACGCGTGAAAGTGTGGAAAGAGGGAACTGCTTGATGCAACTTTGACAAATCAAAGACCACCGAATTTGCCTTATCTCCCAACAACGCTCCCTTGAAATCGTATTGTGGTACCAAGGCCAACAGCGTACTCGGAACATAACATGGGCGGAACGTTACACCCAAAACGTCGGCTATTGTCTTATGAATTTGATTCCAAGTCAACACCTCTTCACTCATTACATGATAGGTTTCGCCTACTGCATGCACGTTGCCCAACAAGCCAATAAAAGCCTTAGCAAAGTCTGTGTTGTGTGTAACGGTCCATAAAGACGAGCCGTCTCCTGGCATGATTACAGGCTTTCCATCGAGCATTCTCTTAATAACTTGCCAACTACCTCGCTGCCCATGAATAGCCACGGGCACCGACTTGTTACCATAAGTGTGGCTCGGTCGGACTATCGTTACTGGGAAGCCATAGTCCCGATGATAATGATGTAACAGGTATTCACACGCAATTTTCTCCCGTGAATAGGCCCAATAAGGATTCCGAAGCGCTGTAGACTCGGTGACAAATGGACTTGATAGCGGTTTGTTATAACACGAAGCAGAACTAATAAAGACGTATTGTTTCGTGCAATTAGCAAAGCGTTGGAAATCCTTCTCTACGTGTTCAGGACGAAAAGCAATGAAATCGACAACACAATCCCACATCATTCCACTCAACAGTTTGTCGGTTTCTGCACTGTGAATATCGCCAACAAGCGTGTTGACCTCACGTGAAAAATCATGCTGTTTACCACGATTCAGCAACGTGACTTCCCACTCATCACGCGCACAAAGCAAATGCGTCACAGCACTACTGATAGTTCCTGTACCACCGATAATCAATATCTTACGTTTCATTTCCTGCCCAAATCTTTTATTGTTGATTGATATATAGCACACAAATATAATGAATCTATTGCACAATGGCAAGGAGAACCCATTCTATTTCACAGAAAAAAGATTCAACCATCCATGTGGTTTATATGTAGAAATGATACGCATCCCATGATGTTTTCCCATAAAACGCATTGTGGGAAGCGTGAACCAACGCTATAGGTGTTGCGGTTTCTTTGTATAATCCGCCATAAAATGTTTCATTGTAAGCGTGCCTTCACAAAAAAAGCTCAACACCTATGGCGTTGAATCTCCTTGCGGATGCTTACCCGGGGTAGGCTCGTTCCTCGCCAACCCCGGGCTATCAAAAGAACAACACCTACGGCGTTGCCTCGTT